TGAATCAGTTGATGGTAGAGAAGAAGAAGAACGAAGACCAGGCCAAGACCGAATTCGACAAGCGTGTCAAGGAGACGAAGGCGAAGGCGATTCAGGAGAATATGAAGTTGGCGAAGGAGAGCGGGAACAAGTTGACCCAGATGTTGGCGAAGGATGGTGAGACGTTGGTGGATGCGAAGCCGAAGGACAGCACGAGCGGTGCGAGTGCGGGCGCAGCGAGTTCGAGCAGCGGAGCGAGTGCGGGCGGTGCGGGCGGTGCGGGCGAGGGTGTAGGCGGCGGTATCTGGAATGCGGTGGACGAGTCGGCGTCAGTGACGATGACCGTGGAAGAGATGCGCAAGGAACTGTTTGAGGGCGATGACGTCGTGATGGATAAGAATAGCGACCACGGGTTGTCACGGTTGGCCTCGGCGGGAGCGACGGAGATGGATAACGTTGATTAGTATTTGAATATTCTAAATGAAAACAAAGGTCATTATTACTACTGGTAGATACAGTAATAATAATGTTATAATAATGTTATAATAATGTTATCTACCATTTCTTGGTAAATGTAACGTTGGCATTCCAGCCACTCGACTGGCTGTAGCCACCACCAAAACTAATAGATGAATTCTTTGCTTCAGCAGCAGTTACGGAAGAAAAATCCGTAGAAGACGCGGTCTTCGGTTTTGTAAATTGGAGAGTTTTCATTAAAGAACGAATAATGAATTATAATAAAACATAAGATTATAATTCGGAGATTATAGTCCAAGATATTATAATGATATTATTACTGGTCGTGTGAATTCACTACCTAGACGGACTCTGCGACACAGTAATAATAATCTTTGAATACTGTTTTGTCTTTGACACTGCGACTCATTTTGGCGGTGGAGAACCCTTCATCCGTGGCGGCTTTCGCGATTGTATTCCACGTTTTGAGGACTTGATTTGAATTGACTAGGCGTTTCTCAACCTTCTTCCCGGTGGTTGAAAGTTGAACGCCGATGATTGGATTTGCGCCTTGTTCTTGGATGACAGCCTGTTTCAATTCACTATAACTTTGACGTAAACCCAGTCCGTAATAGCCTTCATTTGCCGTGATTTCAAACCAAATCGTCGCCTTAAGTGCGTTCGGGCACGCATTGAGGTAGGTCTTCAAATTCTTCAAATCGGTTTCGCCGGGTGTTTGTCCCACAGAGATTTTCCATTGCTGATACTCTTTCAGAAGTGTAGAATTCAGGATTTTACCACGGTCGGAGAACGTACAGCACTGGAAAATAAAGGTTTCAACGCTAAATTGTGCTGGGTTTTCGGCCTCGGTTGCGATGACCTTCTTGTAATCCACCGTCTTCAACTTGATACCTTGATAGCCGTGAATACGGTCGATGCGCTTGGGTTTGAATTTCACGTCCATATAATGTTTCAATGCGTGGAAGGTTTCTTTCGTGGGTTTCGTGTGCGACCAAAGACGGAATCGCCCTTCAAGGTTTACGGATTCCTCTTCCACATCAGGGCGCACAATACAGCATGTTGCGACGAATTCGTCGAACTTTTGTGTGAGTTCATTATCAGGGAGAAGAATGTGTTGATTGAATGGGGATTCGTTTTCGGTCGCGACGACTTGAAGCGCTTGCGATTGTTGTGCGGTCTTCTCTTTGAGTTCATTGTTTGCTAGGGTGAGGTCGTGGATGGCCTTGTTCTTTTGTTCGAGGTCGCTGACGAGTTTCGCATTCTCGGCTTCCAATTCTTGATTGCGCTGAATAAGCCTGTTGAAATTTTCCACATTGTACATTGTAGCGTGAATGATGCCCTCAATATGTTTTGTCAAGCGGTCAATTGTGAAATTGGTGCTGTCATATGCGATGATTTCGGTTTTGTTTTTACCGGCGACTTCAATGGTGCGAAGTTGACGCTTTATTTTTGGATGCGATTTGATGTGGTTCTCAATTTCAGACCTGTTGGTGACACGAAATGCGGCCGCGAGAATGAAGTTCGTGTATTTCTTATGATGGTCTGCGACACGAGTGGAGAGGTCGTTGGTCTGTCCGAATTTGATGAGTTTCTCGTTGTCGGCATTGGTGTTGTCAATTGTGCCGAAGTAAATTGTTTGAGTATTCACTGGAAATTGGCTGATAAGAGTTTTTTCAATTGCGCGTTTCTTTTCTTGGGTGAGGGTGATGGTGGCTTGGTTGAGGGTGGAGATGACTTCGTTCTTTTGTTCGAGTTGGGCGGCTGATTGTTCGAGTTGCGAGCGGAGTTCACTGGTCTCAGTGTCAAGGATTTGATGCAATGTTTCTTCCAAACGCAAATAATAGTCGTGGATTTCACCGGCTTTCTTTGTCTGTGCTTTAAGGCAGAGAAGTTTGAAGCATCGGATTGTGAGTTTGATGGTTTGCTTGTTGTGGCCGCCGTGTTTTTTGGGTTTGTCTGAACCGGATTTGTGTGGTGAATGAGGTGGTTGGTCTTCGTCGCTATCATCTGAAGCGACAATTTTATAATCAATGTCAACTTTGAAATTGGTTTCAATCATTGTTTTTGCGGTTACCTTTTGCGTGAATCCCAACCATCTCCAGACATCATCCAAGTCAACAACAAAGTCAGTATTCTTATCAAAATTCAGATAACAATAAAAACTACTGACAAACAATTGCTGTTCGAATGTGCTGAAGTTTTCTTGAAGTTTCGCAAGAAGAAGGTTGTTGTATTTTCGAGACAACTTTGTAATCGGGTTTTTCTCGATGAGTTCAACAATGTTGAGGGTAGATGCGGATGCGGCACAGGCAGAAGAAGCGGAGGACATCGTTATGAGCGTATGTTATACTATGTATAGACGGATGTCTTTAAGTTGTTTTCAGATACGCAAGCAAGAATTATACAAGCAAGATTGTAATATTAATTGTAACATAAAATTGAAATAAATAGACCAATTATATTCTCAGACATAATTGGAACAAATGTGTTCTTTCACGCGCGATTTGGATGAGTCGTTGGATTGTTTTCAGACATCAAAATACAATCTAATAAGACACTTGGAAAGGAACTACCGAGAGAATATCCATTATACGAAGTCACAAGCGAAATTAGTCAATGAAACGAGAAAACACGGAGGTCATAATCGAATCGTCTATATGCTGACGGAAGAAGCATTTGAGCTCTTCAAGAACTCATTTAATTTCAGAAACAAATACATTGTTGACGCATCACAACAAGTCGAGGTTGTCAAATTCCCAATGTGTATTGAAGGACAGACTATCGGATTTATTGAAAATGCGTATCGCGGTTTACACTCTATGTCGCGTGAGTTCCGAATTGGTTCTTATTTTGTGGATTTGTGCTTCACGAACGATTTGATTGTCGTGGAATGCGACGAATATGGACATCGCGACCGGTCTCTGGCGGAGGAGGAGGCGAGAGAGGAATTCATCAAGAATCAAGGTTACGCAATGATACGATACAATCCGAATGAACCAAGGTTTGACCTGTCGGATGTGTTGAATCGGATAAATAGGCGTTTGATGTCGCTTTTATAAATCAAAAGCGGATTTTATAAAGCGACAGATATACCGGCAGTTGATTTCATAATAACAATCAATAATTATGAAAGCGATTGACGCTTTTATACAAAAAAGCAAGAAATCGTGTTAAAATGCTAATTTCTCTATCTTACTCCTCCGAAAAAGTGTTCAACTTGATTATAAAATTCTAATATTAGAATCTTCATTTAGGATAGACTAAAGCAATATTATCATCAAATACCGCTACCCCGAATTGCGAAGCGCTTTCCCTCACCACTTACTCTTCTTCACATTAATCTTCGGTCCCTTGCCACTTTTCGCAGCACTAGGGTCATAAGACTGCTCTCCTTCGTCGTCAGAACCGAGATTCTTCGATATTTCCCAGAATTCCTTACTGCCGAGCTTGAATGGCCCGTGCTGCTGTGCCTTATACCAGAAGATTTGGTCTTGTAATTTGTTGGATTTCGCGTTGTTATTGATGACGAGACACTCGTAATTCTCGGTACACTGGTCCATCACCTGACAAAAGCTCTCAAAAGTGGGGAACATACCCGCATAATTGTCGTAGATTCGCTTACGATTCGCAATATATGGTTCACGGAGGATAAAAACGTAGTCGATATTCGTGCGGAGATTTGGAGGGATACCAAGGGGATATTGCATTGTGATGACTAACATGACCTTCCAATGACGCCCGTTCATAAAGAGGAGGCGCATCATCACATCTTTCGTCCACTTGTTATCATACAGGCAATCATCCAATACAACGAACGTCCTTGGGTCAATGGATGACTTCTTATACATATCCTGTTCTTTTTTGACCTGCTTTAAGACTGCCTTTTGGCGCTTGAGAATATTCTCGATGATGGCCGTATTATAAGCGTCGTGAATGAATAATTTTGGGACATGGGCCGCGAAGAAACCGTTGCCTGCTTCTGTGCCGGAGATGACTGTCCCAATGGGGATATCCTGGTGGTGAAACATCAAGTCTTGAACGAGGAAACTTTTACCGGTATCACGGCGTCCAATGAGAACGATGACTGGGCCCTTGTTTTCATCAGGGCGAAAACTG